TTCTCTAAGGAAGTCAGACTTATGACATTGGGTGATGATAATATAATGGGATCTCTTAATCCCGTTTTTAATCACACTTCAATATCAAATATATTGGCTAAGCATGGCGTGCCATATACTATGGCCGATAAGGATTCAATTAGTGTGCCCTTTATTAATATCAAAGATGCCGATTTTCTAAAACGATCATTTCGACATGTTTCCGGCAAGATTAGAGCACCCTTGTTAGAAGTGAGTATACTAAAGTCATTATGTGTATTTTTGCCGAAGGGCAATATTTCAGAAGAAGAGCAGATTGCGCAAAGCAGTCTTGCTGCTATTATGGAGATGGTGCTCCATGGTAGTGAGAAACATAAGATTTTTTATGACTCATTAGTTAGAATTCTAGAACCTTTCCCTGATATCAAGCGATTTTTACATCCACGTTTTCACTTTACATATGAACAGTGGATAGAATGGTTTGATGACTTGGAAAATAATTTGGTCGATACGGACTCGTCTGAGGAGGAGTAGGGCGTATACGGTTCCTATAACCTCCGGCAGATCCGCGACCTCTTACTGTAAGATATACAGGAACCCCAGAGAGAGGGAATCTCTCCCGATGGGTACTCGGAAGAACACCCTTTCCGTAAAGACTTTCGGAAATATTTTAAGCATAAGGCTTTTGTGTCTATATTATAGTAATATGGATTGTTTAGCATTTACGAGTTCTGTCTCTCTAAAAGACAAAAGTTTTTCTCAAACTGTAAAAAGAGACTTATTTGATTTGGTAGCACAATCATCTCAGGCACCTACTGTGCAGACCGTCGAATCGGCGAATACAATGCACATGAAGGTAATTAAGGATGAAGGTGATCACCAAGTCAGTGATGAAGGCTTCTCTCCTAATGCTGGAATTGAAGAATTTCTAAGCAGACCAGTAAAGATTCAAACATTTACTTGGACTGTTGCGGGTTTTTTAGAACAAGTATTCTACCCGTGGAATGATTTTCTTTCAAATGCAGCAGTACAGAAGAAGCTTGATAATTATCATCTTTTAAAAGGTAATATGATGTTAACTTTTTACGTCAATGGTACTCCATTTCACGTAGGTATGTTAATAGCATCTTATCGTTATTTGGAAGATGATAATATTTTAGTTACATCTGGGGGTGATACCCAGATTGTATCTTGTTCTCAAAGACCTCATATTAAGCTTAATGTAGCAACTAATAAGAGTGGATGTTTGTGTGTACCTTTTTATTATCCACATAACTACCTCTCTTTGAATAATGCTACTTTTGCTTCAGCAGATATTGGACAGGTTCGTTTATCATCATTTGCCAATTTAGCTCAGGTTAATAGTGGTACTGATAGTGTCACTATTACTGTTTATGCTCAATTAACAGATGTTAAATTAACCGCTCCTACTGTTGGCAATGTTGCGCTCTCTGGAGAGGGCTCTTTGCACGGTCTTTTTGAGCTGCAAGCCCAATCGGCTGTCAATAAAAAGGACGAATATGAAGAAACGGGAGTTATTTCTGGTCCTGCTAGTACTGTAGCTCAGTACGCAGGTTACTTAACTGATGCTCCTATCATTGGTCCTTTTGCTTTGGCAACCCAGATTGGGGCAAATGCCATTGGAGGTATAGCTCGTCTGTTTGGTTATTCACGACCAGTTAATTTGGACGATATGTCTCCCATGAGGCCACATGCAGTTTCGCATTTAGCATTGACAGAAGGTGCTGATGCTTCTCAGAAACTGTCTCTTACTGGAAAGCAAGAAATCTCAATCGATCCTCGCTTGGTTGGTTTACCTCCTGTTGATGAAATGGACCTCAAGTATTTAACCCAAAAAGAGACTTACTTGACCCAATTTACATGGGACCCAGCTGATACCGTAGGAACAACACTATTTTCATGTGATGTAGATCCTATGGCTGAAAGGCGAACTTCCGTATCTGGGGGCACCCAAATTATTCCCACCGCTCTCTCATTCATTTCACGAACATTTTCTCAGTGGTGTGGATCACTGAAGTATCGTTTTGAGTTTATTACTTCAAACTTTCACCGAGGTCGAATTGCAATCATTTATGATCCAGTAGGAAATATTGGTACAACTGATATTTATAACTTAACATACAATACAATCATTGATCTTGAGGAAGGTCGAGATTTTACAGTCACTTTTAAATGGCAGCAAGATCGTGTATGGTTGGAACTTGATACTGATGGAACTAGTACTCGTACTTTCTATACCGAAACCGCCCCTCAAACACGCTCTGTCAATCGTGATTTTGCGAATGGTGTATTCTATGTGCAAGTGGTTAATGAGTTGGTTGTGCCTGACGGATCCACTCCTATTACTGGAGTGGTTTCCATTAGTGCTGGTGATGATTTTATGTTACAGAATCCAGGTACTGGGATTTCCAATATATCCCATTTTGCGCCTATTGCTCAGTCTGGAGCAGGTGATTTATTCAACCTATTCCAACTTGAGGCTCAGGCTTCTGCAACTGAA